TGGTCAGTTCTTAGGTAGTTTGAGCAGACAGTACACACGACTGAGACGTGATAGTAACAGCGAGTACGTTGTAGCCTTCGCCGCACAAGATTTTAACAAGGTAAAGCTGGAGAGACTGAGCGAAGCTATAGAGGCCGATGTGAGTCAAGGGGAGATAGATAAGGCCGTGCGCAGGACCGTCGATTATCATAAGTTAGAAATGGGGGTAGGGGCGGGAATAGATGTATTTACTGACAAAGAAAATATACGGGCGGCGTTCGAGGACGAACATGATGCCGTAATTAAGTACAGTGGTGGTTTAGGGAAGTTCTTTGGTGACAGGTTGGAGCGGGATGGTCTTATTGGAATCATGGGGCCGGACAAGAGGGGGAAGTCATTTTGGCTTTTGGATATGGCTTTTAGAGCAGTGCTACAAAAAAGACGAGTAGCCTTTTTCGAATGCGGGGATTTAAGTCAACATCAAATTATGCGGCGGTTTATGATGCGGGTAAGTCGCCATCCGTTATATCCATGTAAGGTAAAGTATCCTACTTCCATAAAATTGAGATTCAAAGCTCCACCCTTGATTAAATATAAGCGGAAACAATATACCAAGAAACTTGCTTGGCGAAAGGCGTATAAAGCGTGTAGAGATTTGACTGAGGGACGAAGGCTTAAAGATAAGCTGCGGTTGTCATGCCATTTTAATGATACCTTAGCTGTAGACGGAGTGAGAGGAATCTTGGATGAATGGGAAAGAGACGATTGGATACCGGATGTGGTAATCATAGACTACGCTGATCTTTTGGATATGAATTATCACGGAGTCGAGGGCAGGGACAGGATAGACAAGACGTGGAAACAACTTCGGCGGATAAGTCAGGAAAGGCATTGTTTAGTGATAACGGCCACCCAAAGTGATACGGCGGCGTATGATGCCAAGACAGTCAGCCGAAAGCACTTTAGTGACGACAAAAGAAAGAACGCCCATGTAACCGGAATGATAGGATTAAATCAGACACCGAAGGAAAAGGAACGTGGTTACATGAGACTTAATTGGGTGGTATTGCGCGAGAGTTGGTATAGTGAACTAAAGTGTTGTTATGTGGCAACGTGTTTTGAATTAGCCAATATGGCTGTTAGGAGTGTATTCTAATATGTCCATATACCCGTCTATGTCCATAAAAGAGTTAGAAGGTAAAATCATCAAAGATATCAGAGTGGTTGATAGTAAGGAAATCGTTTTCGAGACGATAGGTGGTAACACGTACAGAATGCAGCACGAACAGGACTGTTGTGAGTGTGTTGTAATAGAAGATATTTGTGGTGATATGAGGGATTTGATTGGTGTGCCTATCGTTCAGGCATTTGAGAGGACGAGTAGTAAAGATGACGAACGGCCATTAATAGAATGCTACAAACAAAAAGCGATTGACCGTTTATTAAACAAACCAATGCCTGATTATAATGATGAGTCATTTACGTGGACATTTTACACGATAGCAACGATTAAAGGTACGGTAACTATTCGTTGGTATGGTAGTAGTAATGGATATTACAGTGAAAGTGTTAATTTCGAAGAGGTATATTAAGATGGCGATTGAAAAACGAACGTGGGTGGATTTCGTCGAGGATTTAGTACATAAACGCTCGGTGAAACGAATTTGTATTATAGCTTGGGCTACCCGTTGGCGGGATAACGTACCCGAAATTAAGGCTCATGCTAAAAAATTAAGAAAATTTTTCAAAAAATCGAAAAAAAGATAGACGGATTAGAATGTAAGTATTATAATAAAAGTGTAAGATAAAGGTGTAAGGTAAATTTATATTCACAATATTTTTTGGAAAGGACAGAAAGATGAGAAAGGCATTACTAAAAGTTCCGAAAAGTCAGGCAATCGCCTTGTTTGTTTCCATGGGCTTTGCTACAGCCAAAAAGTGGAATTGCAAAAAGCTGACTGAAAAGATCAACGCGATTGATGCGGCACCGGATGAGCCGTTGGAAACAGAGGAACTCGATGAACTGATGGATAACCTGATGGAATTCGAGGAAGCAATCGTCGAGGATGAAGAAGCTGACGACGCCGATGAAGACGGCGATGAAGATGGTGGAGAAGAAGCTACCGACGACGACGGTGATGGTGACGATGATGACGATGATGACGACGAAGAGGAAGTAAAGACCAAGAAGGGCAAGAAGGGCAAGAAGGAAGCAGTGGAGAAAAAGGAAAGTCTCGACTCCGCTACATTGGCATTGCTTAAAACCAAACCAATGAAAATCGAATCCTTAGTCAAAGCTCTTCTCCGGGCGTTTCCTGATAAGGATGAGGAAACACTCACCAGAACGACACTTCGACGTGTCAGTGGACATCTGCAGGGCAAGTACGGTGTCGAAATCACGAAGAGTAAGAAAGGCGCTTACTCAGTAGAAGAATAACACGGCTTCGGTACAGGTATGATGGACATTCTTGTGGTTAATATTGATAGTACGATTCCGAATCTTGCGCTGCGTAAAATCGTTATGTATCACAAGAGAAAGGGACATAGAGTACGGCAGATTGGTAAAGATTTGCCGTACTCTTTGCTTGAAAGGTCATACGATAAGGTCTACGTATCCTGTGTTTTCTCATGGAATAAAAAGCATTGTAAGAAATGGGAAGGTATTGCTGACATCGGTGGCTCAGGATATTCGTTATCCAAGAAACTACCATCAGAAATCGATGCTATGAAACCCAAAATAAATTTAGGGTTTGCTACGCGGGGATGTATTAGAAATTGTTATTTTTGTGTTGTACCAAAGAAGGAAGGTAAAATAAAGGAGGTTGGAGATGTGTACGATATTTGGGATGGTGAGGCTAAGGATATAATATTTCTCGATAACAACATTCTGGCTTTGCCTAAGACATTTTTCAAAATTTGCAAACAACTAAAGAAGGAAGGTCTGAAGGTTGACTTTAATCAAGGACTTGATCATAGGTTATTAACAGATAAGATATGTCAACAACTTTTTTCTTTGCGTTATGGGGGACGTTCCGGGGGCAAAATCAGGTTCGCCTTTGATGACATCGCTTGTGAATCTTCGACGTTAAAAGCCTTGAAGATGTTGAAGAAGCATGGTATGAAGGATTGGAACACCCGTTGGTACATTTACGTGGGTGTAAAAGATACTGTGGAAACCGTTCTTCGCAGGGTAAATATAATCAGGGACTGGAAACAAGCCGCATTTGTTATGCGGGATAGGGACAAAAGAGTTCAGGAAAACGAAGACTTTACAAGAATATATTCTTGGTCAACAAATATCTGGGCTTTTGCAAGTGTTACGTTTTCCGAATTCAATCAAGACTACGCTGTATACAACAAGCTCAAATCTCGAAAAGACTATTTATTACCAGATTAAACCACAAGGCTTGTTAGGTTATTTTAAGGGTAAAGGGTCGCTTATTCGTATAACATCGCTTGTGGGACGTTGTGGCTACTAAAAATCGTAATGATAAGGGCTATATTAGACGGAAAGGACGGTCAAGATTGTGAAACTAAAACAGGATAGGTTATTGAAGGAACTACAAAAAGTCACGGGTGGCCTCGCTGTCGGAGGCAAAGCAACGGTCGAACAGTCTGATTGCTTCGTCTTTCAAAAAGGTATGGTAATGACATATAATGACGAAGTGGCCTGTCGTACCAAATGTTGTCTGCCGATCACGGGGGCTATTCATGCCAAGACGATGTTAAATACACTGTCTACATGGCCTTATGATGATATACAATTCAACATAAAAAAGGGAGGGCTTGCTTTTCGAGGGAAGGATGCGAAAGGACTTCTTAGGGTGGAAAAAGAAATTCGCCTACCCACCAAGAATGTAGAAATGCCAAAGGAGTGGAAAAAACTATCTAACGAATTACGAGACGAATTACAGGAAGCTGTTGAATTAGTTGGTGGTTGCGTATCAAAAAACAACGCATCACCACATCTGTGTTGTATTCATTTCTCATCCGAGGGGTTACTGGCCTGCGACGGGGTGCAAGCCGGACGCTTCCCTTTGAAGCTCCCATTTAAGCAAGATGTTTTATTACGAATGGCCAGCCTAAAATGTGTATACGATGAGAACGTCATGGACATGGGGCCGTTTGCCATAAGTATAACAAAAAATTGGGTGCACTTTAAGGATAGGCACGGTCTGATCGTAAGTTGCCATAAGTTTGTGGATGATTTCCCTGTCGATAAACTCGCCAAAATATTCGCAACGAAGGGAAGCCCTGCTGTCTTACCAAAGGAAATGAGGGATTTAGTACGACGATTGGATTACTACCTGAATGACACTGAGGTTAATCAATGGCTCATTGTTAGAATAGATTCGAAGTGTATCAAAATCACCGGGAGTGGCACACGTGGAAAGCAAACGATACGAAAGGCTATTAAGTATAAAGGCGAGCCCATGGCCTTCAATATTAACCCCAACTTACTGCGGGAATTGGGTGGGGAGCATGATAAGTGCACAATTGCCAAGAACTTTATAAAAATCAAAAAAGGCAAGTTCCAGTATATCACCAGCTTATGGGTGCCGGAGCTTATGGGTGCCGGATGAAAAAGAAGAAGACTAAGGGTATATTGTTTTACCCCCAGTATTGCCATATTTGTGGTTGTGTATTTTTTAGCAAAGAAAGGCTTGCCCCATGTTGGTCGTGTGGTAGTAAAAATACCGAGAATTGTTATGGCGAAAGATACGAAAAAAGTCCAGTACGAATATGAATGTGAGTTATGTGGAAAGACAAAGCCACATTTATTTGCTTTTTGTGCTTGTGACGAATGTGATAAGATGTTAAGAAAACATATCGCATACTATCGGAACAAACGCAGGGCAATAGAACACGGTGAAGTAGTTCGTAAACGATACTATCAAAATCAAAAGAAGAAAAAAGGTTTATTGGGATGAGATATGTAAACCAGATAATTTGTGGGGATTGGGTGGAAAAGTTGGAAGGAATCCCCGACAACACCTACCATTTAGTAATCACGTCTCCACCGTATTGGAGACAACGCGATTATAAAGCCAAAGGACAACTCGGTCGTGAGAAGACACCCGAAATACATATTAAGAAACTCGTCAAAGGTTTCAGAGAAGTTCGACGTGTTCTACGCGACGACGGAGTAATGTTTCTCAACTATGGTGAGAAAATGAGCGACGGAAAGAGAAAGACAAATAGTCTTAAACAAGGAGGATTCAAAACGGACGCTCATGTACCACTCGAAAGGGCAGGTGATAACTGTGGTTTAGAACAAGGCAATATGCTTATGCTTCCCGCTCGTGTAGCCATAGCTTTACAGGCTGATGGTTGGATACTTCGGAACGATATTATTTGGGCCAAAGGAATAAGTTTTTGTAGTACATATGCTGGTTCACCTATGCCGGAATCTGTAAATGGCACGAGGTGGGAGAGACATAGAATTAAAACCGGTAAAAAAAGGAAAGGTAGGAGAATCCAAGACACAAATCATCCTGACAATACTGGCCTTTCAGGAGGAACCGGCGATATGCCGGAATGGAAAACTTGCCCCGGCTGTCCTAAATGTAATCCAAACGATGGTTATGTTTTAAGACGAGGAAGTTGGCGATGTGTGAGAGCGCACGAATACTTGTTTCAGTTTGTTAAAACAAATAATTACTTCTGCGACGCCGAGGCGGTGAAAGAGGCGTACAAATACGATGGTAGAAAGGACACGACATTAAAACCGACGGAGAAATATTCGGATAGGAATGTTCATAGTGCGGACACATCACCACAATGGATACACAGCAAAGTAACCGAAAGATGGCCGAGTACAGGTCGGAATCTAAGGGATGTATGGACAATCAATCCACGAGGTTATAGCGAAGCTCATTATGCAACCTTCCCCGAAGAATTAGTAGAACCTTGTATCAAAGTGGCTACAAGTGAAAAGGGTGTATGCCCAAAGTGTGGAGCGCAGTGGGCAAGGATGGTACACAAAAAACCGAGTACGATGAACATCAGAGTTAGGGACGTAGTTAAAGATCGGATCAAAAATACGGATCGTGTGGCGAGTGAACGAGAAGTCGAAGATTATGGTGAGGAACAAGTAGGGGTGACTAAGACTCTCGGCTGGAAAGCTACCTGTAATTGTGGAAAGAAAAAAACCGTGCCTGCAATAGTGCTCGACCCGTTTATGGGTAGTGGTACTGTTGCCATTGTAGCTACAGAATTAAAACGATATTACACAGGTATCGAAATAAATCCTGAGTATGTCAAAGACCATATTTTCAGAAGAATAAAACAAAGAAAAACAGGAATTTCGGTTAAAGTACAAAAGCAAGGATTCAAAGGTTTATTAGGATAAAATAAAATGAGAGCGGACAAAGTAACATTAAGAAAAGGTGATTGGGTTAGGGTAAACGACCCGATGCGTAGGTATCGTAAGCAAGGTCTTATTTGTGCGGTCGATGATACCCACTTTAGTATAGCTTCGGTAGGCATAGGTATAGCATGCGAATTTTCTAAATCAGATACTACGATATTGAAGATAATACATCGGGCGGCCATTAACAATTGGTGGAATTTTCTTTAATGGAACACGGATTCTTTACACCGATAGAGTTAAGTAGCCCCAGGAGTCGGTTAAATTACTCGGCTCACTGTGGTGCTTGTGGATTAGCTCAACACTGCCGAAGTCCTAAGATGAGTTATAAAGGATCGGGTGAAAAGAAAATATTAGTTATTGGTGAAGCACCGGGTAAGCAGGAGGATAGGGATAATGAACAGTTTGTAGGAAAAGCAGGTACACGTTTGAAATATGAACTCAAACGTTGTAAAATAAACTTTAACAAAGACTGCTGGAAAACTAATGCCCGGCGTTGTTATGTAAAAGGCAATCCTACACCTACAAGTGAGGAAATTAATTACTGTCGCCCGGCACTGTTTGCCGAAATAAAGAAGCTCAGACCACATTCGATACTCCTATTCGGTGCAACAGCTGCCGAATCCGTTTTAGGTCATTTACGGAACGATAGCGGCAAATTCGTAATGGGTAAATGGCTGGATTGGACTATACCTCATCAGGAACTCAACTGCTGGATTAGTGTTCATTATCATCCATCGTACTTAGAACGACAGCATGATGATTTGTTAGACCTGCTATTCCGCAAAAGTTTGAAGAAAGCATTAAGAAGGAAAGGGAGGCCATGGAAACAGTTGCCGAATTATCAAAACGAGGTGGAATTAATCTATAAACCACAGCAAGTGGTGAAAGCCCTGCAAGGTTTCCACAATGCAGTAGCATTTGATTATGAAGCGACTTGCCTTAAACCAGAATATGAAGGTGCGGAAATAATAAGTTGTGCTGTGTCCGACGGCAAACGTGCCTACGCCTACCCTTGGGTAGATGATGCTATATTGGCTACCAGTATATTACTCAAGAGCCGATTACCTAAAATAGCAAGTAACCTAAAATTTGAAGAGAGATGGACAAGGCACTTTTTAGGACATCGTGTGCAGAGTTGGGATTGGGATACGATGTTGGCTGCTCACGTTTTACATCATATACAAGGCATAACAGGATTGAAATTTCAATCGTTCGTTCAGTTAGGACAAGCACCGTATGACAAGCATATAGAACCATACTTAAAGACGAGTAAAAATCAAAAAATAAATAGAATAAAGGAAATACCGTTGAAGGATTTGTTGGTATATAACGGTATGGATGCTTTGTTAGCATATAAAGTAGCGATGATACAAAAACGGGAGGTTTGAAGTTGTATGAAAGTTAAAGCCACTACATCAGATGCGTATAAGTTATTACACGACGGCTCATTGGTTATGGCTGAAATGGAACGTAACGGCATTCATGTGGACGTGGATTACATAATACGAACTCAAAAGAAAATACAAAGACGAATAGACCAATTAACCGGAGAATTACAACGGGATAAAATCTACGAGCGATGGAAGCAGACATATCATAATAAGACCAATATGGGTAGCCGTACTCAGTTAGCTGATATACTCTTTAACGTTATGAAAATGCCTTGTGAAACCTATACTAAGGGAAAGACAAGACAAAGTGCAGACGAAAATGCTTTGGAAGACCTCGGCATTACTTTTACCAAAAAGTATCTACAGCGTGCGAAATTAAAGAATGCCAAAAATACGTTTCTCGCCAGTATACTACGTGAAGTTGTAGACGGTTACATTCACCCTAACTTTAACTTACACTTAGTCAGAACTTTTAGGGGGCAAAGCGACCATCCTAATTTCACGAATATGCCTATGCGCGATCTGTTAATTAAGAAATTAATACGTCGTGCCATCATCCCCCGGCCAGGACATTGTATAGTAGACATAGACTTCAAAGGCAGCGAAGTAAACGCCGCCAGTTGGTATCACAAAGACCCGACTATGTTGGACTACATAAGGACAGATCCAGGTAAAATACATACTGATATGGCTCAGCAGATTTATATGTTACCTAAAAAATTAATGACGGATTCGATACGCTACTGCGGTAAGAATATGTTCGTCTTCCCACAATTTTATGGTGATTGGTGGATGAGTTGCGCTCGTAGTTTATGGCGTGCTATGAATATAATGAATTTGAAAACGGCTAAAGGAATGCCATTAAGGAAGTGGTTGGAACGACAAAACATAACGTCATTAGGTACTCACGACCCTAAAGATATAGACCCCAAATCATTCGAGGCTCACTTAAAGGATGTAGAAGAAGACTTTTGGAATAATCGTTTTTGTGTTTATCAAGACTGGAAAGATGAGTGGGGGGATGATTACAGGGAGAAGGGTTATTTTCGGATGCTCACGGGATTTGTTGTGAGTGGATA